TGAAGTGGTTTACTGAATTTGGCCACCTGAACAGAGGTGATATGCTCACCTCAGAACAATATAGGTGCACCAATGAAACGAAGAAATTTTAGTCCTGAATTCAAACGCGAATCCGCTCAGCTGGTTGTCGATCAAAACTACACCGTCTCTGATGCCGCTAAGGCTATGGATGTCGGTCTTTCCACGATGACAAAATGGGTCAAGCAACTGCGTGAAGAGCGTCAGGGCAAAACACCAAAAGCCTCTCCGATAACACCAGAACAAATCGAAATACGTGAGCTGAAGAAAAAGCTACAACGTATTGAAATGGAAAACGATATTCTAAAAAAGGCTACCGCGCTCTTGATGTCAGACTCCCTGAACGGTTCTCGTTAATCGGGAAACTCAGGGCGCGTTATCCAGTGGCCTCTCTCTGCCACGTGTTCGGGGTTCATCGCAGCAGCTACAAATACTGGAAAAACCGTCCTGAAAAGCCAGACGGCAGACGGGCTGTATTACGCAGTCAGGTACTTGAACTGCATGGCATCAGCCACGGCTCTGCCGGAGCAAGAAGCATCGCCACAATGGCAACCCAGAGAGGTTACCAGATGGGGCGCTGGCTTGCTGGCAGACTCATGAAAGAGCTGGGGCTGGTCAGTTGCCAGCAGCCGACTCACCGGTATAAGCGTGGCGGTCATGAGCACGTTGCTATCCCGAATCATCTTGAGCGACAGTTCGCCGTAACGGAACCAAATCAGGTGTGGTGCGGTGATGTGACCTATATCTGGACGGGTAAGCGCTGGGCGTACCTCGCCGTTGTTCTCGACCTGTTCGCAAGAAAACCAGTGGGCTGGGCCATGTCGTTCTCGCCGGACAGCAGGCTCACCATGAAAGCACTGGAAATGGCATGGGAAACCCGTGGTAAGCCCGTCGGGGTGATGTTCCACAGCGATCAAGGCAGCCATTATACGAGCAGGCAGTTCCGGCAGTTACTGTGGCGATACCGGATCAGGCAGAGTATGAGTCGGCGTGGAAACTGCTGGGATAACAGCCCAATGGAGCGCTTCTTCAGGAGCCTGAAGAACGAATGGGTGCCGGCGACGGGCTATGTAAGCTTCAGCGATGCAGCTCACGCAATAACGGACTATATCGTTGGATATTACAGCGCACTAAGACCGCACGAATATAATGGTGGGTTACCGCCAAACGAATCAGAAAACCGATACTGGAAAAACTCTAACACGGTGGCCAGTTTTTGTTGACCACTTCATACAGATTAAAACGCCAAACTAGGGTAACTCTATCGAATATTTTCGGTAGGAAAGTAGCATAAAGAAAAACCCGCCAAATGGCGGGTTCTTTTATGGAATAAGCGAATATCTCCACGTCTCCAACGGCCATGAGACAAAAAACCACGAATTTTTGAGGGATGTTCTTGATTGTTTTCGTTATTTTTGGAACATACCACATGCCATGAATGGTACTGAACCGAATCATATTTTATCAAAACGGAGCCTGTGGGTTATTGACATGATAAAAAAGACGCTAATAACGGCGATTAGTTTCGTAATGGTTGGTTGTGCTGGCATGAGGATGCCTAATTATGATGAGGTAAAAACAAGCCCGTACTACACTGAATGTCGTGAGTTCGCTGCCACTGTTTATAAAAATAATGGGTACAGCAAAGAGGCCAATACGGTGATTCTGAGTATGGACGACAGAAAGGCACGAGCCATTGTCTCAGGATGCGTAGTGACAATGGCCAAGAACAGCATCGAAGAAGCAAAGGCAGACTTAAATAATAAGGCTGCCGCCTATGGAATGATCAGCGGAGCTTGTTACGACGCATCATGTCGAGTCGATACCGAACAGCAGTTGAAGGCTTACACTCTTGGGAGCTATTACGCTTCCTCCAAGAAATTTCCTGAGCAAATGAAACCTAAATTTTAAGGAAGAAATAATGCTCCGCACGATTCAAACTATTTTTCTCGTCGTTGCCTCACTAATACTTTCCGGATGCGCCTTCCCAGACAAGGACGGCGACTTTGGAGCATATGTACACAACTGTCAACAATACGCCTATGGTAAAGCCTATGCCTTTGAGCATAGAGATTTAGCTTATAAGATTTGCAAAGATGCGGCGAAGCTCTGGGGTGACGAAGTTCCGGCCTATGTCATCCAACAAATCAAGCTTCATCCTGAGATCCCAGAAGATGAGATTAAATACGCGGCAATGGCTGGGTCGTTGGGGAACAATTAACACAGCCTTTTGATTCAGGAAAAGCAGAACCCGCCATTTGGCGGGTTCTTTTATGCGCATTCAGCCTGGTGGCGTCGACGCTCGATAAGGGAAACAGCGATCTTCTCAATCTCTTCAAAATCTTTTGAGGTGCTATTACGAAGCGCCAGATTCCACTTACTCAATACGCGAGCGTTATGCGCCAGCTCTGCGTTTTCTTTGAGGCGTCCATTCTTTTCAAGCCAGCTCGCTACATCAGCCCAATCCCACAGCGGAGACTGGCCTTTAATGCGCTGAATGGGGCATGGGAAGTCCCCGCTGCCGCGCAGACCATCTTTAAGCATTGCGATAGCCTGGCGTGACATATCTGTCATTTCTGCGATGTCGCTCAAACCAACAAAGGCCGAGTCGACAGATTCAACAATCGCGCCAATACCGGCTGATTCGATGTTGTCGACCGCAGACGCAATAGCCTCATCAAGCGAATCGGCTTCACGGTCAAATTCAACATATACGGAGTTGCCATATGCGCAGATCAGCGCATCATCACAGCCGTTTTCGTACAGCGCATCTTCCAGTCCTTCGGTCTCATACGTTACGCCTGAGAGTGTCAGAGTGAAGTTATAAAGCGCCATAGTACCTCGTTGTTTAGTATTCAGAGTATTCTCTAGTTTGATAAGGGGCGGTTTGAGCCACCCCTTACAGAGCAAAATCAAGTGCAGTGATTTACTTTGCACCTGATTTGCTTGGCATGGACTTCAGCACTTCGCGGCGTCGACCATACACTCATTTTGTGATCTCGGTGTTCACTATCTGGATCGCCACAGCGCAACTTGCAAAAACAGTGGGCAGAATCGCCCGGTGGAACCCAAACCCAGCCTTTACTTAGAGCATATTCAATGGCCGCTTGAATATGCTTGTTCGGATGTTTCTTCATTCGCCTCCGATGAATATTATACTATTCCCGATGTTGACATCTGTCAACGGCGAACCATTCAACCGTCCGTGCCACCATCCCGTTGTCGCACGCTGTCTACGGCCAGCTTTGACCGTTGGAAGGTTATCAGATTAATCCGCAGTTTTTGTCACTTGCCGCCCCGTAAACCTTGTTTTTCGTGTCATAAATTTCTGCGCCTGAACGCTTCATGGTAAAATTGATACGAATTAGTAAGTAGGCAATTAACACCATGAGCACCGAAATCTACGAAAAAATCATGTCCGATCTGGAGTTTGACCGGGACAACCTTGAAGACGTCTGGCGTCAGCAACCACGCCTTTTAATGGAGTACGGTTCCAGACTCGCCCAGGCAGAGCGAGAGGTGGCTGATGCGAAGCTGTCACTTGACGCTATAGAAGCAAAGATTTACGACAACGAGCGTAAGAACCTGAGTATGAACGGCATTAAGTTTAATGAGTCCGTGCTGGAGGCGAAGGTCAGAACCAACCCACAGTATCTTTCCAAACGTCAGAAGCTGGATGATGCGCGGTATAAAGCAGACCTTTATAAGCACGCTGTGGCCGCCTTTTCACACCGCCGTGACATGATCGTCCAGGCATCGAAAATGGCCATCATGGAAATTGAGCGGCTGGGTGCCGAACGCTTCCACTCTCCCCGTTAATTTATGCTGGATCGTAAGTAAGTACTGATCTATCATCCATCTCGCTCGAAAGAGCCACGAACAAACGAACGCCCAAAGCGCACAGCGCCAATGGCCACATAAACAACAAGGAGAAATACATGTCTAAGTCATTACTTGATCTGCTTAACAAGACTCGTGGCGATATTGCTTCTAAACGTGGCAATAACGTTGATCTGACCCGTCTGAAAGACGGTAACAACTTTCTGCGCATTTTTCCGAACAAGGATGACCCGAACGGGGTGTTTTTCCAGACTTTCGGTATGCACTACGTTAAGCATCAGAATGAGGAAGGCAAAGAAGTTACCACTGCTTATGTCTGCGAACAGCACACCCACGGCCGCGCTTGCCAGCTGTGTGAGATGGTGATGGAAGGTCGTGTCCGCCACAAAGGCAACAAGGCGATGGAAGAGCGCATTAACTCCATGCGTGCTACCCCGCGTTATCTGGTGAATGGTGTACTGTCTGCCCGCGAAGACTTTGGCGATGCAGAGAAATGCCAGCTGATCGAGCTGCCGTCCACCGTCTTCGATGACATCTGCAAAGTCATGTCCGAAGACATTGCAGACGACATCGGCAACCCGCTGAGCAAGGAAGAAGGCTACGCGTTCCTGATTAAGCGCACCGGCTCTGGTCGTGACACCAAATATGACGTATCGCCGAAGCGCAAAGTCTACAAAGGCGACATCGCTGAGAAACTCTGGACTACCCAGCATGATCTGATCGCATACGCGAACCAGGCCGACGAGACTCGTCTGCTCTCTACCGCGCGCACGATGGGTCGCCTGATTGGCATCGCAGCGCCAGCTGCCACCATGTCTGCACCGGCGATTTCGTCTTCTGCTAAGTCCGCTGCCGCCGCCCTGCCGGGTTTCGGCTCCATCACTGGCCATACGGAAGGCGCCGCTGCTGTCGCTACAGCACACACCCCAGCGCCGGAATCCTCCAGCCTGGTTGATGAAGAAATTCTGCGTGCCGCGGAAGCTGAGTTTAAGCCAGAACCCGAAGCGGCTAAGGCACCAGAAGCAGTGAGCGAACCGACTGCTTCCGCCACCGCTGCTCCGGCCGAAGAAGGTCTCGATGACCTGCTGGCTGAACTGGACGCTCTGTAATCCCATCTCGTAACCAGTAAGGCGTCTACGGACGCCTTACTTTTTGGAAGGAGTGTACCGGTGAATTATCTCTTAGTGGACGGTAACAGCCTGGGCTATTACCACCAACAATCAGACAAGTTGCACAACGGCGAAATGGAAGTTCAGGCAGCGTTTGGCTTCGTGAAAAACGTTCGTCGTTACGCATCCATCCTTCATGCCAGACCGATGATTCTGTGGGATGGCTTTAGCGACAAGCGTCGTGATTTTTATCCGGAATACAAAGCGAACCGCGATGACGATCCGGATATGAAGAAGATGAAAGAGGGCTTCGCTCTCCAGAAGCCTTACATCATGAAAATGATGACCGCGCTGGGCGTTAACCAGCTCGTTGCGAAAGACGCAGAAGCGGATGACCTGGCTGGAATGCTGGTCTCGCGCCTGGCTCCGCAGCCCACTGTCGATCACATCTACTTACTGACAGGTGATGGCGACTGGCTCCAGCTGGTGCGCGAAAACGTGAGCTGGGTAAGCCTGCGCGAAGACGCCAAGCACAAACAGGTGAACTTCGAACAATTCGCGGAGCTAACCGGTCTGCCAACGCCTCGCGCGTTTCTGGAAGCGAAAGCGTTACAGGGTGACACATCGGACAACATCAAGGGTGTCGGTGGTATTGGCGACGGCGGCGCTAAAGAGTTGCTGCATGAATGGGGAAGCGTGGCCGCAATGGTACGCGGCATCAATGACGGCTCCATCGTCATCGACAAAGGCCGCTACAAGACCGCGTTCAACAAGCTGGCAAAGAACGCGTTTAACGAAAAGACGGGCTGCCGAATGCTGGAGGCGTTCAAACGCAACATGACACTGATGAACCTCATCGAAACGAAATTTCCGCCCAGCGAAATCGAGTCCATTAAAGGCGCGCGCGATGTTAAGGCGTTCGAGCAACATTGCTACGAACTGAACTTCCGCTCGTTTCTGGAAGACCTGGACGTGTTCATCCTGCCATTTGAAAGGTACTGCTGATGCTGAAATCCATTATCAACGGTGGCGCTACCACCCCAACCATGCTGGCTAAAGAGATCGTGTTTTGCCACGGCGAGCACGCTGTTGTAGCGCTGCGCAGCATTCTGGGTACTGCCGGTATTTCTGCCACTGAACGTGAGTATGCGTTGTTGAGTGAGCAGGTTGTGAAAATCCTTGCTCGTATCGCAAAGCACCTCAACCACGACGTAATCAATTTTGACGAAGCCGCTGCTTCGAAGCGTATTAACGAAACTAAAGGAATCTGATCATGGCAAAAGGAAAATCCGCTCTTGCGCTGGCACTGAAAAAGAAAATTGGCAGCAACGACGAAATTCAGAAGGTCACGCACTGGATTGACAGTGGCTACCCTCCGCTGAATAAAGCGATCTCCGGACGTTTCGACGGCGGCTTCCCATGTGGGCGCATCGTTGAGGTATTTGGGCCTCCGAGTGCAGGAAAAACCTTCTTAGCCACGGCGGCGATGATATCTGCCCAGAAGCAAAATGGTCTGGCCGTATTCCTCGACCACGAAAACAGTTTTGACGTTGGCCTGGCAGTGGCTAACGGTCTGAACGCAGATGAAGATGACGGCCAGTGGGTCTACAAACAGCCTGACACCTTCGAAGATTCGGTTGAGCTTATTGGCACCATCCTCAAGCTGGTGCGCGATGAAGAGCTAATTCCGGAAGACGCGCCAATTTGTATCGTGGCCGACTCACTGGCGTCTATGGTGCCGAACTCCAAAGCCGAGAAGTTCGACAAGATGGCGGATGGCACCGCGAAGGACAAAGACCAGCTGAATATGAACGACAATACGGCGCTGGCGCGCGCGACGAGTGCGAACTTCCCTACTCTGGCGCTCTGGGCGAGAAAATATAACGCCTGCATCATTTTCTTGAATCAGGTGCGTACAAAGATTGGTGTGATGTTTGGCGATCCGACAACGTCTCCGGGCGGCGACTCGCCAAAGTTTTACGCGTCAGTGCGCATCCGTCTGGGTGCATCTGTCATGAAGGACGGCAAAGACAAGATTGGGCAAGACGTGGGTGCCGAGTGCATCAAAAACAAAGTGGCGACGCCATACGGCAAATGCTCATGGAAGTTTTACTTCGACCCGAGCCGCGGTCTCGACGTCATCGAGTCTTTAGTTGAGTACATGCTGGAAGAAGGATACCTGCCAAAGAACGCCAGCGGCCGGGTAGAGATTGGCGACAAGAAGTTCACCAAATCGCAGATCGTCGACATGTACCGCGAGAAGCCCCTTTCGGAGATCATCGCAGCGCTGCAAGCGATTGACGAAAGACGTGCCAAAGAAACGGCACCAGAAATCGAAGAAGAAGTTGAGTAAACAAAGGGCGTCCATTGGACGCCTTTTTATTTTCATTATTATCACCATTAAGAAAACAATTTGTTTTCTAACTCAAAAGACAAAGTGACAGTGCAACGCCAACAGTGGCGACCCGCTGTAAATCAGGACAAAAGCAATGAAGAACGTGAAAAAGCTATATATCGCGGCAAACGCTGCGCTGGACGTAGTTGATAAGGAGATTGCAGAGGGTTATCCGCAGCCAGATTGGGCGCGTCAGTTAAGAGAGGCGATAGCGGAAATGAATGCGCCGGAGCCAGCGGAAGATGAAGCTGACTGGCAGCGATTTATTCGAATGTATGCAGAAGAGATTGGCCCGACTCCTACAGCGGAGCAGGCGATGTTGCTTAAGTACTTTAAAGAAGCTGGCGACGAACTGCCGGTGGACGATACCCCGTACTGGTTTCACGCCGCCTGGCGAAAAACAGACGTGCTCTTCAGCCGGTCGCTGGGCAGCAAAGACATGGTTGTCTGGCACCTGATGCACATCGATGAGGCCATTGACCGCACGCTGGAGAAGTTCTTTCAACCAACCTGAACAGGATGTTGTGCGCCGCATGGCGCACGTTAAAATAGATAATCACTTACCAACAAGGAGGAGCACATGAGAATTTTGGTTCGCATCTCAGCCAGTACTGACTATGACGTTTATCCTTTGTTTATGGTTAGGTGCGACGGTTTGAACGACGAAGAGATTCAGGCGGCTATACAGCGAAACCTTGTCGAATATACCGGCCAGTCAGCGGAAACTGTGTTTGTGGATGAAGATGGGATCTGCTGGCATGACGGCTGCTGCTGGTACATCGATGAGACAAGAGCCATCAGCGACGACGATGCTGCCCACCTTGAGCGCATATTGGGCATCAGCACGTTTGACTAATATTTACAGGTTCATTTGTATAAGTTAGCATTTACCTATTATGAGCAATTTAACAAACACCCTTTTACTTATCGTGTCGGTCTCTTTTTTGGTCGACTGTCTTTTCATCGGAGCCATCAGAAAGGCATTAGCCCCTGTTAATGGCACGGTGGTTAAAATGCTGGCGATCATGCTTGCCTTTGACTCGGCGCTTGATGTAATCAGTGGAGTGGCAGCATGAAAACACGGCTTGCTCTGGCTGTTTTGCTCTTATCCCATTCCATTTCTGCTGACACTCGCATTTATGAGTGCGAGATGTCTGTGGCCGAAACAAAAAAAGACACGCTGACAAACGTCGTTAAAGCGCCCTATGGAGCGATGGTTGTGGATAGCGGGGAGCAATTTTACATCGTTCGCGATGACCGCGTTTTGTCCTCTCCTTACCTTACAAGACGCGACAACAAACTGACCGGCGTCGGTGAGGACAAGCTTGTTTACAACAAATCAGGTGATAGCTACGGCGTTCACGCAAAGGACGCCAGTTACCTTTTCGATGACTGCAAGGAGGTTGGTTAATGGCGATGACACTGACAGGTCTGGAAATCGAAAAAACGAGCGGCTACTGGCGCGCCAAAGGATTCAGAAAGTCCGATGTGATGGAGCGCCTGGAGCGTGAAGACGGCTTTATAGTCCACCAGCGTCGCGAATGGCGCATGTACGATCCGGAAAGCGGAAAGCTCACATCCAAAGCACAAACCCTCTGGGGGCTGCTGAAGAAAATCATCTGATCCATTATCCACTATGGGAAGAACCACTTCCCATAGTGGTTATCTTGCCCGTAATAGCAACATCATAGCGCCTACCGCTGACAGCATACGTTTGTCTAAATTCGCCCCATTTTTACCGCTGACAGCATATCTTTTAGTCGCTCAATTTACCGCTGACAGCATACGTTATGACCACAAGACAAGGTTTACCGCTCACAGCATATCCAAACATCACCTCATACCGCTGGCAGCATATCGACGTTTTTCGCCTCTGTGGGCGCTCTATCAGGACGAGAAAAACAATCAAGTTAGTGAGTGCAAACCCTTATTTCATGCGGCTTGCGGGGTTAGTGACCACTGGGGAAGTTGTCGCGGGAAATGGGATCGAAGAGGCGCGCAGACCAGATAACGGCGGGCTAATGAGCAAAATCGCCCGCTGATATCATACATTTTCTAAAAATTACCGCTCACAGCATATCTTTTTGCCGCTGACAGCATACTTAATGTGAAAAATACCGCTGACAGCATATCTTGTACCGCTGGTAGCATACGTTTTACCGCTGACAGCATATCAAAGGAGTTTCAGGCTGTTGGAGAGAATCTCGATCAGCTTGATGTTTTCGGGCGTCAGGTTCTGCGATAACTCGGTGATTTTGTTCACGAGGTTTTGTTTTGCATCGACACCAGAAGACGTGCTCTCGACCGGCTTATCCGGAAGCGCGGGCATTTCCTCTTTGACCGAAGAGGCTTTAAGCTTGGGATTGCGGCTGTGGATCTGAATGTAAATCGAGCGGCCACGCTTAATCTCGCTGTATTCGAGATAGCCCAATTCCTCCAGCGTTTTTAAGCCGTTGCGGATGGTCTGGTTCTGCGAGCTGACGTTGCGACTACTCAAATTAAGTCTGGCTCGAAGCCTTGCCAGCGATACTGGTGCCGGTTTGGCTGGAAGACTTTCGATGAACGTATACAGCGCCTGGGCGGTCTCTTTGCGCGGCAGCTTGTTAATGACTTTTAGCTGGAGCAGCACTTTGTGGTCGAAGCGATAGAGTTCGGCCAGCTTCGGCTCTGCGTGAAAGATGATGGAGTCTTTTTGCTCGTTGTAATCGACGCTGTTCACCAGGTGAACCATCAGGAGCGAGATTTTGTTCGAGCCGTCGACGTTCTTTTCTTCATACGTGCGCTGGAAAGAGAGCGTGGTGCGCATGATCTTCAGGAGGCTGTTTGTGAGCCTGTCACGCAGCGTCTTGCGGATCTGCGACGACGGATAGCCGCAGAATTTGGCGAACTTGGTAATGCTCAACTCGACGCGGCCACTCGGCTCCCCGTACTCGGCCAGAGAGCGCACGACGCCGACCCACGTTTTAAAATCGTGATCCATATCCAGGCGTGGACCTGTTATCTTGATGTCGGAATACCCTTCTGAACGAGCAACCTCCAGCTGAACCAATTCTTTTGAGGCGTCGATCTCATTAGGTCTGTTCCGCTTGCTGTTCTTTGTTCCCTTTAGCGTGGGCACGAACAAACCAAGCCTCATCAACGCTATAGGCTGAACAGTATTGTTGCTGTTTGGAACAAGATCGCCTGTGTATAGTTCGAGGGATTCTTCTTCAAAATTATCTATACTGTCGTCTAACACATTGTTTTTGGTTTCTTTTTTCTGTCGAGTGGGCATGTTGACACCTTTCCGCTTCCAACCGCTGACAGCATACGTTATTTGCCGTTGGCAGCATACCAAAAACAGATGGCAGCATATCGCTTACCGCTGACAGCATATCTTTTACCGCTGACAGCATACGCGAATACCCCGTGAGGCCAGACGTGGCGCGGCCTGCGAGGATCGGGGATCTCTTTTGATCTATATAGGGATCTATACGGGATCTAATTAATAGGATCTACCCTGTGGATAATGTGAATAACTAAAACAGGCGTTTGCGAACATTGCCGTACTTCATGCGCTATGTTTGCGGCGAGCAACAATAACGTGAATTAAGAATATGGATCTAAAACGCACACGCTGGGTACGCCGCCTTGAGGATGGCTCCTACACCATTGAGTCAAACACCAACCTGAACAAGCAGAAGCTCCTCTGTGAACTGTGTGGCATTGCTTCCAAATGTCCGATTAACGAAGCGCGCATAAAACTACATGAGGCAGGCGCCCACTTTCACCTGAATAGCTGCATCAGATACGTGCCTCTGCTGGCATTTCGCAAACCGATCATCGGATTAGACGCGCCCTACTTCAACACGCTACGCTCTGGTGTGACATGGCGAGACCGCGTCGAACCTGGAAAGCTTGTTTGTCTGGTTGAGGCTGATACTGGAAAGATCATCCGGTTTGGCAAAGTGGACAAGGTATACTCCGGGCCAGTGGATGAGATGTTGCGTAAACACAGCCGCTTTAACCACCTGTGTATGGGTGGAGAGAAGATCGAGAAGGTAAGCGAGGTTATCCGCAAATCTTACGGGCACTTCCTCAAAGACGACAGCCTGCTGACAGCTATTTACGTCAAACACCTCGACCGGGAGTTCGACACCGAATATCACAGCGAGGAAGAGCTACATCTCGTTGACCCACGTCCAAAAGCAGGGGTGATCGACATCAACATAGCGCGTCAGAAGCCCTCTGAGACGATTTAATTACAAAGCCATGTCTTTGGATGGCAAGAAAACATCGTGTCTCACAGAAGCGTTTAGCGCTACGAGAGTTTGAAATGGGAGCAACCCACACGGGTTGCCCTGAAACTTTAATCGCAGGTGGTTTTGCCAGTTCCATCGGGATAGGTGATGGCTTCACAAGATTTGCCATTAAAAAAGCTGTAGCTCCGAATCGTCCCATCAGGGTCTCTTTCCGTATAGGACTCCAGTTTTTTCGGATCAGCGTTCCTGCGGCGCGCTTCTTTCAGTCTGTATTGTGCCTTGTACATCTCCTTGTAGGCTTGTTCTGTGCGCTTCATCTTGATCTCATATGCCTCTTTACTGCCGAGATAAGCGGCCATTTCGAGGTCACAGTTGAAGCTAATTTTTGGATCTGGTGAGGCATATTTGCCCAGCACTTCCTTTAAGTCATTGTCGTTAGAGACAAAGTAGGCATGGCTTCCACACAATTTGTCGGCTCTGTCCTGGGCAATGGCGACGCTTGAAGTGGAATAAATATCGACATTGCCACCAATGTACTTCTGATCTTTCGGTGGTGTGGACGCGCACCCAGCCAACCCGATTGCCAGTGTCGCCAAAATCACGCGTTTCATTGTTCTTCTCCTTGTTTCCATCAGCTTTGCTGAATGGCTGCGATTATAGAGTGCGCTTTAACGGATATGAATGTTTGATACCATGTAAAAATAGGTATGTAATTACTTATATCTTTTGCGATAATCATGCGCCTATACATTTCCTTATGTGCCGTGCTGACCAGATTGTTCGCCTCTCAAGCACGCTTAGAATTTGTATCAAAACAACCACAAAGGAAAAGACACATGACTGTTCCATACGGGGTGATTTCAGATCCCCATTATCATCGTTGGGATGCTTTTGCGACAACTAACTCTGACGGTCTGAACTCCAGACTGGAGATTCAACTCGACGCAACCAAAGAAGCGGCGAGAGCCATGAAAGCGGCAGGATGCCAGTACATGCTGGTGGCTGGCGACACGTTCCATGTACGAGGCGCAGTATCACCTTCCGTTCTGCACTTTGTCACAGAAACCTACGAGTGGATCATCAAAGAGCTTGGCCTTGAAGTGGCTATGCTGGCCGGGAACCACGACCTCGAAACTAACGACTCTGTCTACAGCGCCAACGCTGCGGCGTCGTTGCGCTCGATTGGCGTGGAGATCGTCTGCGGCAAGCGTGCCCACTCCATCAAAATGGGTGACGTTACCGTTCATATGATGAGCTGGCGCAACAACCACGCGGAGCTTATCAGCGACCTCAAGACACTGCGTTCCGGGCTGTCTGGCGACAAGCATGACGTTGTAGTGCATACCTCGATCAACAAAGCGATCCCAACGATGCCAGATGTGGGCATCGATGCGCAGGAGCTGAAAGACATTGGCTTCCGCCTGCTCTTGTCTGGCCATTACCACAATCACAAAGAAGTGCTGCCGGGTGTGGTGAGCATCGGCGCTCTGACACATCAGAATTGGGGCGATGTGGGGTCGCTGGCCGGTTTCATGATCGTGAACCCAGACGGCACTTTCACCCACCACGAAACCTCGGCGCCCAAGTTCGTGAACCTGGAAGACGACGTCGACGATTCGCTGATCCGCGGCAACTACGTGCGCTTCCGCGCCGTCGTCGAAAGTGATGAAGAAGGCATCAAAATCCAGAACGTCCTTAAAACGATGGGAGCCAAAGGCGTCGTATGCAACTTCATCCGCAAGGCCTCAATGATGGAAGGCACTGCCAGCACCGCAGAGACCAGCAAGATTGACAGCCTGGGCGAGTCCGTTGCGGCCTACTGCAAGATCGTCCACGACACAGACGGCGGCTTCGACCTGAGCAAACTGGACATGTTGTGTCAGGAAATCCTGACCGAAGCAGAGAGTGCGGAGGCAGTGTGATGGCGGCCGGCTCTGCGAGCTTTGACGACTATGCGAGCGCAATGAAGAGGCTTGCTCGTGGGCAGACCGTGATGTTTCACAAGCCCTACCCATCTGGTGGGAATCCCCTGGCGTTTTATCTGGGAAGACTGACAGAACAAGGTGTGTTGGAGCGCCAGTCTTTTCCGGCTCACACAGAGTTCAGATTACAAAAAGGTCAAAAACTGACGCATAAGATCAGAGGCGTTAAATGAAATTTTTAAAGCTCACCGTTGAGAATTTTATGGCGCTGCCCTCGCTGCGATCTACACCGGTATGCAGACCGATCAGTTTCGTCAGGTTCGTGATGTTCTCTCCGGCATTTTATAAGTCCGATATTGATAGATAAGTGCTTATCTAATAACATTAAGCCACTACATATAGTGGCTTTTTTTTGGGAGGACACATGATAACCATCGTTAAACGTAACGGTTCAACTGAGCCGCTGTCAGAGGAAAAATATAATCGCGTTGTGATGTGGGGCGTAGAGAACATTCGCAACGTTAGCGCGTCTGCCATCGCTATGGGCGCAGCCGCAAGCATTTTTGATGGTATGACCACCAGCCAGCTGCATGAGGCTCTGGTGAAGTCAGCTGCCGATTTAATCTCTAAAGAGACTCCGAACTATTCCCAGGTTGCGGCGCGTCTGAGCCTGTTCAAGATCCGCAAAGATGCGTTCGGCCAGTACGCTTACCCACACTTCTATCACCACATTGTGAGCAACGTTAGCCGCGGTGTTTATGATGAAGAGCTGCTGAAATCCTACACTCGTGAGGAAATCGACGAGCTGGGTGCCTACATCAAGCCTATGCGCGACGAGTTTTTCAGCTATGCCGCCACCGTTCAGCTGGCCAGCAAGTACCTTGTTCAGAACCGCGTTACTGGTCAGGTTTATGAGGCGCCGCAGCAGCTCTATATGCTGGTGGCCATGTGCCTGTTCCAGAATTGGGAAGATGGCTGTGCGGGCAAATCTCGACTGGAGATGGTCAAAGGCTTCTATGACGTCACCAGTACCTTCAAACTCTCTCTGCCAACACCCATCATGGCCGGTGCTCGTACTCCGACTCGCCAGTTCTCCAGCTGTGTGCTGATTGAGGCAGAAGACAGCCTGAAAGGGGTTAGCGCTGCATCTGCTGCGATTATTGACTATGTATCGCGCCGTGCAGGTATTGGTATCGGCTTTGGTCGTCTGCGTGCGCTGGGCAGTGAGATCCGCAATGGCGAAGCTATCCACACTGGCGTTATCCCGTTCCTGAAACATTTCCAGACCGCAGTGAAGTCTTGCTCCCAGGGCGGTGTTCGTGGCGGCGCGGCGACAGCGTACTACCCAATCTGGCACCTCGAAGTTGAGAGCCTTCTGGTATTGAAAAACAACCGTGGTGTTGAGGAAAACCGCGTCCGTCACCTGGACTATGGTGTGATGATCAACCGTCTGATGTATCGCCGTCTGGTTCGCAACGAAAACATCACTCTTTTCAGCCCACATGATGTACCGGGCCTGTACGATGCGTTTTTTGCCGATCAGGACAAATTTGAAGAGCTTTATGCGCAGTACGAAGCAGATGAGAGCATTCGTAAGAAGTCGATTCCGGCTGTGGAACTGTTCTCTACGCTGTTGCAGGAACGTGCTTCTACTGGCCGCGTGTATATCGCCAACGTTGACCATATGAACGAGCACGGGTCTTTCGATCCGGAAGTTGCGCCGGTTCGCCAGTCCAACCTCTGCGCGGAGATCACGCTGCCAACCAAACCGCTGGCTTACACTGACGATCCGAATGGTGAAATCGCGCTTTGCACCCTGTCTGCGTTTAACCTCGGGGCAATCGACTCTCTGGACAGCCTGAAAGATGTCGCGTTCTATGCGGTTGCGGCTCTGGATTCACTGCTGGACTATCAGGACTACCCGCTGGCTGCTGCCGAAGTTCCGGCAAAAGCGCGTCGTAGCCTCGGCATTGGCGTAACCAACTTCGCCTACTATCTGGCCAAGAACGGCTTCAACTACTCCGACGCCGCTGGCAACCAGCTGGTGCATGAGACGTTTGAAGCGATCCAGTATTACCTCCTCGATGCAAGCTGCCGCCTGGCTGAAGCCAAAGGCGCGTGTGAGTGGTTCTTCCACACCAAGTATGCGAAGGGGCTGCTGCCTGTAGACCATTACCGCAAGACGCTGGACGCCAATCCGGAAACGTCCTTCGAACTGAAAATGCCGTGGGAAGAGCTGCGTGGCCGCATTCTCAAGCATGGTCTGCGTAACTCGACGCTGTCTGCCCAGATGCCTTGCGAGACTTCCAGCCAGATCACCAACTCCACCAATGGCATCGAGCCGCCGCGCGGTCCGGTTTCCGTCAAGTCTTCAAAAGACGGCATTGTGAAGATGGTTGTTCCGGATTTCGAGCAGCTGAAAGACCAGTACGAGTACCTCTGGGATATGCCGGACAACCACGGCTATCTGACGAAGGTGGCAATCATCCAGAAGTTCTTCGATCAGTCTATTTCGGCCAACACCAACTATGACCCGACTCGCTTCCCTGGCGACAAGGTTCCAATGATGAAGCTGCTTGAAGACTTGCTCTACGCGTACCAGCAGGGCGTCAAGTCCCTCTACTACCACAATACGCGTGATGGCGCTGGCAAGCGCGACGATGAAGAGCCTGCCTCTCCGGAGCCGACTGTGGTGGTCAAGCCCGAACCAGTGGCTGAACCAGAACCCGTTGTTGAGCCAGAAGAAGAATACGACTGCGGTTGCAAGATCTGATAAGCGTGGGGAGAAATCCCCACCTTTTCATTTTGTTGCACGCCTTATTTTCACCAATAAGATAACAACTTGTTTTGGTAGTCCTTAAAACAAATTGTTAAAACCATTCGATAACATTCAAAGGGAAACACATGAGCTATTCCACTTTCCGTTTGGGCGCTAACGACGCAACAAAAGAGCCAATGTTCCTCGGGAAATCCGTGAACGTGGCGCGCTACGATCAGCAGAAATACCGTGACTTCGAAAAGCTGATTGAAAAACAGCTCTCTTTCTTCTGGCGTCCTGAAGAGGTCGATATCACCACTGACCGCATCGACTTCAACAATAAGCTGCAAGAGCACGAGCGTCATATTTTTCTGAGCAACCTGCGTTACCAAACGCTTCTGGACTCCGTTCAGGGTCGCAGTCCAAACGCGACTCTGCTGCCGCTGATCTCCATTCCTGAGCTGGAAACGTGGGTTGAGACCTGGTCGTTCTCTGAAACCATTCACAGCCGTAGCTATACGCACATCATCCGCGGCATGGTGGACGATCCGAGCACCGTCTTCGATGGCATTGTGGCTGATGAAGAGATTATCAGCCGGGCTATCAGCATCTCTTCCGAGTATGACAAGCTCTATGACATGACCTGCGCGCGCCAGCATCTCGGCGAGGATGAGTTCGAGCGCCTGTATGCTGCGGCTTTCGACGGAAAGCCCTACCCTCTTCACCGTCAGCTGTTCCGTACACTGGTCTCCATCAACTCGCTTGAGGCGATCCGCTTCTATGTGAGCTTCGCGTGTACGTTCGCTTTTGGCGAGCGAAAACTGCTGGAGGGCAACACCAAAATCATGCGCTTCATTGCGCGCGATGAGGCACTTCACTGTGAAGGTACTGAGCGTATGCTCCGCTTCATGCGCACCGGCCGTGAGGGGCTGCTGTGGAAGCAAATCGCTGCTGAGGAGGAGAATTACATCTATCAGACCATGATGGATGTGGCGGGACAGGAAATGCGCTGGGCTGACTATCTGTTCAAAGATGGTTCGATGATTGGTCTGAACGCGGAAATCCTGAAGACCTATGTAAAATACCGCACCAACCTGGCAATGCGTCGCCTGGGTCTGAACCCACTGTTCCCGGAAATCAAAGACGATCCGCTGGTGTGGATGAACAAATGGCTGTTCTCCGACACGCTGCAAATTGCCCCGCAGGAAGCAGAGCAAAGCACCTATCTCGTTGGTCAGATTGACTCGACTGTCGACCGCGCAGGTCTGAACCAGTTCGCTGACCTTTAAAATCCGCTCTCATCGTTTTGTGGCCTGGCTGAGCTGGGTCACAATCCATGCATCAAATGAAGTTCTAAGGAAAGAAAAGACATGACATTCACGAAACTGACCGATCATCTTAAGCTTGCTGCCGACAAACTGGTCGGCTTCAAACCTGAGCCTTATGAGCTGAATCCGGGCTACGCTATGGCGACAGAAAGCATCTACAAGATGGTTGACCAGTTCCACGAGCTGTTTCAGCACCCGCGTCGTGCCATGCCGGAGCCGTCGTTACTGCGTCTGCGCGCCAAGCTGATCCACGAAGAAGCTGTCACTGAGGGCATCCCAGCTGCCAGGAACGGCAACATGACTGCTCTGCTGGATGCGATGGCTGACTTTCTGTATGTGGGCATCGGCTCAATGGTGGCGATCAAAGGCGGTATTTCTACCGGGATGAGCTATTACACCCAGGAACAAAGCGTAGATCGCTTCTTCGAAACCATCATGGTTCCGGGCAACACCGTCTTTGACGATATGGCCATTCCGTTCCGGGAAGCAGAAGAAGCGGTCGACATGCTGAATGCGCTGGCAGACAGACTGGAAAAAACGAAAGTCAGTGATGCCGAACTCATTCAGGCGCTGCGCCGCGTAATGAACAAAATTTATGTGGCCTGCATGATGACCTACCGCCTTGCAGACTTTCTGGGTATCGATGTCGTCGAGCTGGTGGCTGAGATTCACCGTTCAAATATGACGAAGTTGTGGCCAGCTGATGCCGAGGAGCGTCGTGTAGCGGTAGAGAACTGCAAGTACGACAAAAATGATCTGGGCTTCCGTCATGCAGACGGCACCGAGATGATGATCGGCTTCCGTTTGTCCGATGGGAAGATCCTCAAATCCCCTACCTACAGCGATGTTGACCTGACTCCCTTCGTTGAAAAGGCAAAAACTTCTGCATTGTACGAAGTGGTTAAAAATCATTTGTAAGTACAAGCTTATCAAGCTATATTACCTGGGCGTGTTTTATTGTCCAAGTTCCTAATCTCTTTTCCTGTGGTGGCCTCTGTGCCACCATTTTTTTTGCCCCAATTTCTAGCGTTGAAGGCTTCTGCCGGATAAACTTGCATAAATAGATATGTATGTACTTACCTATTAATGCGAGGTTGATTTGTCTCTTTTACTGAATCGTGAGCATACCAACGGTCAACTTACCAGTACGTCGTATGCCAAAATTGTTGAAACCGTACTCAAAACTGGCGTCCATGCGGGTGATCGCACCGGCACCGGCACGATGAGTGTCTCTTATGTCCCGTCTTACTACATGCTGACGGGTGGCTCTGTTCCGCTGATCTCCGGCAAGTCCGTTAATCTCAAACCGCTGCTGGTTGAGCTGGAGTGGTATCTGAAAGGAACCGGCAACATCCAGTTCCTGAAAGACCACGGTGTAAAAATCTGGGATGCATGGGCTGATGAAAATGGCGATTTAGGCCCGGTGTATGGCAAGCAGTGGCGTCGCTGGAACGACACCCGCATCGTGGCGCACAGCGACTATCTGCGCCAAATCGACACCTTCCGCGGACGAGGCTACAAGGTTGAGGGCTATCTGGGCGTTGAAGAAGATCGGGTGGTTTTATCCCGCGAAATTGACCAGCTACAGCGCATTGTCGACAAGCTCCGCACCAACCCTACCGATCGTCGAATCCTGCTGAATGCCTGGAACGTCGGCGAGCTGGAGGACATGAAGCTTCCGCCCTGCCACTTTGTCTTCTCGCTATGGAGTCGCGAGCTGGACTTTGAAACCCGTCTGGCAATGGCAACCGAGATTGGCGTGCAGCATAACCGTCACGGCCATGAGTCTGTTTACACCCAGATGCTCTGCATTCTGGAACAAGATGGCGGCATTACCGAAAGCGTGCTGGACGCGTTGGGCATCCCGAAACGCATCCTGAACTCTTGTCTGGTGCAGCGCAGCGTGGACACCTTCGTTGGGCTTCCCTTCAACATTGCAGGCTACGGCATCCTCACCCATTTCCTCGCGAAGATCACCGGCCATATGGCTGGCGCTTTTGTGCATTTTGGCTTTGACGTTCATCTCTACGACAACCACATGGACGGCGTTAATGAGCTGATGGGGCGTGAAGTGCCGGCACATTCCGATCCTGTCGTCATTTTCCCGCATGAGTGGGCAGAGCTGGATGATTTTAAGTGGGAAGGGGTGCAGGTCTGCGGCTATGACCCGCTTCCGTGGATCAAGGTTCCAGTGGCGGTGTGATATGGCCAGAGGAATGTATGTGCTGTGTGAAATCGAAGGTGTGCTGGCGCGGGCCAGCCATCGTGAATCGGTGTCTGATGCAGATGCAGGCGCTCTCATTGCAGGTGACGAACTCATCTTTTCCACCAGCCGCATGTTGCGCGGTTTTGCTCGCTCCGGCGCTGAAGTGGTGCTTATCAGCAGCCGCCCGGAGACGCTTGAAGAGCCGACCAAACGCTGGTTGAAAGATTTTGGGATTGATTACGACTGGCTGCACCTGGCTCCGCGGGGTGTCAGCTTCGATACCCACGTCAAACGCACGCTGGCGGCGCACAAAGGCGACTTACTCATCGCCGCGCTGATACACGACCCAAGATTACGTGCCGTTCTGGCAGAGTCCCATCAGCGACCGACGATTTATGAGGTGAGCCAATGAAGATGATTGCAGCTGTCGGCCGCAATTATGAGATCGGCATTGGCAATGATCTCCCCTGGCGCTGCCCGGCCGATTTGAAGCTGTTCAAACAGCTCACCAGAAACGCCACCGTCGTGATGGGGCGCAAGACGATGGAAAGTCTCAAGCGCCCACTTCCGGAGCGCCACAATCTCGTTTTGACGCGTTCTCGTGGCTATATGCCCAATGGGTTTTATCCCGCGTGCGTGGAGGATGTGCTGGCGTTGCCAGATCCGGTGTGGGTTATTGGCGGCGGCCAGATTTACTCCGTGATGATGCCGCATGTGGAAGAAATTTGGCTCTCACACATTGGCGTGGACGTGCCAGAGGCAGACGCGTTCTTCCCGGCGCAGATGATGCGCGCTTCAGGCTTTGTGCCCGTGGATACGGCTTATACCCAACGTGCGAGTGAGGATGAGCCTGGCTTTTTGCAGATCGTTTACAGAAGGTCGTAATGGATTACCGGATTGGGATCACTGGTGCCCAGGGCAGTGGAAAAACAACCCTGGCCAAATTTATCGATCGGCATTACGGCATCCCCTATGTGGATGCCGGTGTCGGCAAGCTGATGAGCGAGCTTGGCGTAAAAGTGGGAGAGCAGCTGCCGCTTTACGAACGCCTGCAAGTGCAAATGGAGATTGCCAAACATATCGAGCTGATTACCCGCGGCATGGAAGGCTTCGTGATTGATCGCACACCGCTGGATGTCGTGGCTTACACGTTAGATCTGGCAGGTCAGACCAATGAAGAGCGCTGCATCGAGCTGGCACTTGAAATCGAGCGTTTTTGCCACCGTGCTGCCGTCAGCAACTTCAACGCGATTGTCGGGCTTCGACCCGGCGTGGCATTGAGCAATGTAGATCGAAGCCGGGCGCAGCGTGCTTCTCTTGACCGACTCTATGTTGCGCGTATCGATGCGCTGATGTGTGGCGAACTCACCAAAATTAACGCCATGCCCAGAATTGGCGACCTGCAAGTCTTCGTCATCTCAGAGAAATGCAAAACGATAGATGCTCGGGCCAGGTCTGTTATGCGCGTGCTGGATGGTGCCGTCGAGCGGATCGAGCGCCGTGCTATTGGGCGAGTTACCTATCACTGAAACTTGCTCGCCTGTTACGCGATGCGACAATCCACCACGCAGAATCATTTCAGGAAAAACAGCATGATAGATGAACTACCCCTGACTGATGAGTTAGATCGCAAAGTTGTCGAAGCGCTGATCCGCATTGCGGATGAACAGGCTCGCTCACTCATGACAGAGCGCGAAGCGCGGCTGGCAATCCGCGCTATTTTCGAGTCAGCGCAGGGTCTTGTTGGGGAGGAAGTTGGCGAGGCCATTAACGTGGCCATGTCGCAATTTAACCACGGCACCAAACGCCCGCTCTTTCCTCTGCATCTCCAGTTGGCTGGCGGATCGGTGCTCTATGTCTCCGTCTGCCTCGAAACGAACCAGATTAACGTCCTCAATACCACAACGGGTGAATGGCGAGCGCCAGTCGTCTGTGAAAGTGGTGAGGAAGCCTTGAAGAAGGCCGCTCAGTTTGTGCGTGGCGCACTGCTGAAAGGCGCGAAGAAGCTGTAAGGAGTAGCAATGACCACGATTGTCGGTGGTATCGATATCGAGTCCACAGGGCTGGATTTCACATCCGGCCATAAAATCATTGAAATCGCCATTACGCGTTACGATCTGGACACCCAGACCCACATCGACAGCCTTGAAATGCGTTTCAATCCACGCCGCAGTATCGACCCAAAAGCCCAGGCGGTGCATGGCATTTCGCTGGAGGCGCTGGCCGCGGAGCCGCTGTTGTCTGACCATGCCAAAGAGATTGCTGCCT